CGTCACCGTCGTCCAGCTAGTCAGCGCGCCCGAGCTGTACGCGAGCTTCGGCGCACCACCGATGATCCGGCCGCCCAGGAACAACTTCCCATCGAACGTGCCGATCGTCCAGCAACGCATGGCGGGGATCGTGGTGACCTTGGCCCAGGCCTGCGTAGACGGCGTATACGCCCAGAGCTCGGTCACGATGTCGGTCGTCGGGAGCGTCGCGACGTAGAGGATGCCGTTGTAGATCACGAACCGCCGCGGATTCGTCGCCGCATCGACCGTCCAGTTCGCGCCAGACCCACGGGCCAGGTCGCGCGCCAGGCGGACGATCTCGTGCTCGGTCGTATCCACCCCGACGCCCTGGTCATACATCGCGTCATCGGCGAACTCATCCTGGTCCATGCCGCCGATGAAGCAGTTCTGGGCCCAGTGCTGCCAAAGCGAAAGGTTGTTGAAGTCCGGGTCGCCGGTCGTGAAGCGGGCACCGAACTGCGGCGCCGCGCGCTTCATGTAGGTCCCCGGCTTCACCAGGTAGTAGTGCCCACCGATGTTGACGTGGTGGGTCGTGCCGACGCCCGGCACCGATCAGTCCCTCGCCGGCGGCAGCGGCCGGGACATCTGCTCCAGCTCCGTGTAGAACTGGTTCAGCCACATCGCCGACGCGCCCATGATGTCCGAGTCGGTCACGCCGTTGACCGCCTGAGTCGTGGAGTAGCGGGTGTGGTCCTGGCGATCGTCGATCCGACGCGCGGCGATCATCGACATCGCGTAGAGGACCGGCAGGTGGATGGCGCGATCAGGGCCGGTCCAGGCCTCCGAGCCGGCGGCGGCATAGCTCGCAGCGGCAATCGACGGCAGAGGACCAAAGATCGTGATGTCAACCCGCGCCGCATCCGAGGGCGGATCGAACGGCAGGCGGAGCGAGCCGGTCTGATCCTCGTCACCGGGCAGGACGTCGTAGTTCGACAGGCGGATCAAGTCATCGTTATCGCCGTCCGCCGTGTACTCGACAGACAGGATGCGACCGTCCATGACAGCAGAGGTCAACGTGTAGCGGCGAACGCCCTGGGTCAGATCGACGGAAACCGTCGAGACCCGGCCGATCAGCGGCCACAGCAGGGCGATGCCACGGTTCAGGAACAACTTCTTCGTCGAGAAGGGCACCTGGGTATCCGTCGCGTCATTCAGAAGATCGCGGAGCTGGTCGAACATCTCGGAGACGAACGCCATGGGATCAGCCCTTCAGGAGGTTGATGATCGAGAGAACGAGGCCGCCGGCGCCGATGAGCCAGGGCCCAAAGGCCCGGACCCAGACGCCGGTGTCAGCTCGGCTCTTCGCCTTCACGGCGTCGGCCGCCTCACGAGCCTCATTCGATGCGGTGAGACCCTCGACGGCCTTCACGAGAGCCTTGACGTCACTCTTGATTTCCTGGACGTCGGTTTGCAGCCGCGACACATGGGTCTCCAGCACGGCAAGCCTCTCGTTCTCGGCCATCGTGGTCATTGGTCACGCCCAGCCGGGCGATCAGATGTAGCCGGCAGCTTCCAGCAGCTCGGCGACGGACTCCGGAACCTCGACGGGAACCCCGTCAGCGATCAGGAAGCTGTAGCCGTTCACCTGCACGGAAACCGGACCGTCGTTGTGGACCTTGACGCGCACGCGCTTCTCGGTCTTGTACTTATCCCGCATGACGTTCAGCATCGACTGCTGGGCGACAACCGCCTCCGTCTGGACGGCGGGGGTCGGAGCGGCAGACGCTGGAGCAACCTGATCGTCAACGACGATCGGCTGCGGGTCCTGGGGAGCCTCAGAACGAGCCATTAGGCTGTACTCCAATTCGCTACGATGTGACCCGGGGGGAGCAATGGGTCCCTAGCCCTACTGCTCCCCCCGTTCACGGTCAGTTCGCGCCAGTGCTGGTCGCGCACTCGTACCGGAGCATGAACGCCTCCTGGAGGCGCTTGACCCCGAACGTGGCCTTCCAGCCCATGGTCTGGTTGACCTTCAGGGGGTCAGCCGTACCGGCGGAGCCGAGCGGCTGGTAGACCGTCTGAAGGTTGTGGCCGGCGAGATCGACGATGCCGAACGCCTCCTGGCCGAAGACCAGGACCGTGTACACGTCGACCGTGCCCGCGCCACCCGCGCCGTTGGAGGCGTCCGCGAAGAGCGCCGCCTTGTCGGTCGTCCAGAAGCGCACGCCGTAGAGCTCGCCGACCTCGCCGGTGAAGATTCGACCGGTCCGGTGGTAGTTCTGGGCGTCCCGCCACTCCTGGGTCCGCATCAGGTCATAGATGACCCGCGGGTGGGTGATCGCCTGCCACGCGCCGTCGATCTTGCGGGCCCGGTTCAGCTCCATCTGGAGGGCGATCCGAAGAACGTCCGCCGGAGTGATCGTGTCGCTCGCGGTGATCTGGTTGCGCGCGGTGCGCGTCCCGACGTAGACGATCGTGGTGCCGGCCGCGATGACATCGCGGACGATCTCGTCGATCGTCTCCCCGGCCTGCTCGCCGAGGATCTCGGTCGTCTCGGTCAGGATCGGGTCGATCGTGGTCGTGCTGACCAGGTCCGAGAACCCGACGGCATCGCCGTACTGGGCCACCGTCGCGGTCGTGGCCGTCACGGTCAGGTCCTTCAGCGCGGTGAAGAGGACGCCTTCCGAGAGCGGCGTGGTGGCCACCGCGAGGCCGGAGAACTTCCGGAACTCGATGATGCGGCCGCCGTGCTGCGGGATGGTCTTGGTCTGGCCGAAGCGCGTGTGAACGAGCTTGGGAACCGTCCGCGTGAGAAGGACCTTGTCGTAGAAGGTCTTCATCTCATCGGACAGACCCGCAGAGCCCGTGGTCTGAAGTGCCATTTGTCTCTACCCCTAGCTGTAGAGAGGTCCGCGCCCGGCTTAGCGACTTACCAGAGGCTCGTGCCCCCGCCCTTCGCCCGGGCGATTTCCCTCTCAAACTCCTCCGGCGTCATCGCGTCGTAGGACTTGGGCGGCTTGCGGGTCGTCGGCCCCGGCTCGGGAGTGATCCCGTGCTCGGCCAGCGCCACGTTCTTCGCCTTCGTCTCGATCGACTTGATCAACGCCACCAGTGCGGCAGCGCTCTCGCGCATCTCGGCGCGATTCGCTCCCTGGACGAGTTCGCGTTCGATGCCGTAGGTCTTCAAGAGCGGGTTCTCCGCGTACACCGCGTCGAGCCCGGCCTCCCGGATCTCCGCCATCAGCGCCGCCCGCTCCGGGTCCGGCTTGCCGTCCGACGGCTCGCCATCCCCTTCGGGGGCCTCGCCCTGGCCCAGGGCCGCCAGCGCCGCCTTCAGGGCCTTCTCGGCCTTGTTGGCTCGCGCCGTCTCCTTGTCCTTTTCGGACTGGAGACCCCTGATCTGGTCCTCGAACTTCGGCTTCTTGGGGTCCGGCTTGGGGTCCTTGGCGGGCTCGCCGCCCTCGTCACCCTCGTCGTTGTCCTCGTCGTCTTCCAGTTCGAGATCGAGGTCGTCCGTGTCGTTCGTTCCGGGCATCTAGCAGAAGCTCCCTTCATAGCCGAGGCAATCGGCAAAGAGCGCCACGAGATCCCCTTCGAGGAACTCACGGGCTTCTGCCGAGTAGAGCGGGTCGCTGAGGTCCCGGCGTGCGAGTTCCACCGCGGCTGCCATTAGCAGCAGGTGGCTACCCGAGCCATAGTCCGGTGCGAAACCGTGCGAACCGATGGCGCCGTCGGAAAGGACGGCCTCCACGAAGTCCGAGGTCAAGCTCAGCTCTCCCTAGCAGAACACACAAAAAAGCCCCGGCCCTGCGCCGAAGCGCAGAGACCGGGACTCGTCTGTGCGGTAACCCTGTCGAGATCAGCCTATCACCCACAGGAATCAGCCGCAAGGGGCTAATCAGCTCGGATTAGCCCTCACGCGCTAACCTGCGCCGCGCTCCTGCCCTTCAGCTTGCGCCGCCGAGTCGCAGCGCGCTCCCGCTCCAGCTCCAGGCTCTTCGCGCGCACGCGCGGGTGCTTCAGCATCTCCTCGTAGGTGCCCCACACCTCGGCCACCCAGCGATCGAACGCCGGCAGCATCTCCGGGTGCGCCGCGAGCTGCGAGTAGACCTTCTTCAGCCGGCGCTCGCCCTGGGCTTCCTTGCCGAAGACCTCGGGGTACTTCTCGCGGTAGACGCGCTTCAGCCACGCCTCGTCCGACGGGATCGCCCGGTAGCCGGCGATGATCGCCTCACGCTGGGCGCGCGCATCGTTCATGCCGCTGCTCCGCAGGAACTTCGCGAGCTCCGGGTGCTCGGCAAGATAGGCCGGACGGGCAGCCTCGTCGGCGGCGAAGTACGCACCCAGCTGGGCCCCGTACTTCATCTGGGCCTCCCACTTCGCCCGCTTCTCCGGGTGCTTGGCGAAGTACCGCTCGCGGACCCACGTCGGCATCTTCCAGAAGAACGCCATGCCGCCCTTCACGTCGTCACGCTCGAAGTGCGCGACCCACCGCTTCAGCCAGCCGACGTACGCAGCCGACTGGACGGCCTTCTGGCGCTTCTCCGGATGCTTGCTGTAATACCGATCCTTGACCCACTGGGGCAGCGCGTTCCAGGCGCGCTCCGCCTCATCCCAGCGCCCG